ATTTAACCCCGCTACAAGCCTTGGTAAATTAACATAAGAAGAAAATGAACAATGAAGTAACACATGTTGAGATATATGAGCGCCTAATAGAGGTGGAAGCTAAAGTAGATAAACTGTCCGAAGATAGTAAAGAGGTGGTGGCGGCATTCAATGCAGCCCAAGGAGCCTTCACTGTCTTAGGGTGGTTAGCGTCAATGGCTAAACCTTTGTTATGGATTGCAGGTATTGTTACAGCTTTCTCTTTTATGATTAGTGAATATAGGATGAAATAATGATTGCTGAACTCGCCATAGCCAACGCAGCCTTCGCTGTTATTAAGGAAACAATTAGCAATGGAGGTGACTTTATGGCGGCGGGTTCGCAAGTAATAGGTTATTTTAACAGTAAGGCTAAGTTACAACAAGACTTGAAGGCTAAGGGTAACAGTAGCGACTTAGAGGAATTCATGGCCTTAGCTACGTTGAAGAAACAAGAACAAGAGTTAAAAGAGTTATTCATATATCAAGGTGCTCCGGGAATGTGGGACGAATGGTTGGAATTCCAAGTAGAGGCACGTAAGGGTAGAGAGAAGGCGGCGGCGCTTGCTCAGATAACTCACTTACGATTTAAACAGAAGGTTGCAGATGTAGTTAACATTGTTATGGCTGTCTTACTGGTGTCAACTGGTTTGTTTGCTGTTGTAGGGTTAGCGTGGGCAATATACACTAAAGGACAATTCTAATGCGAGATTTACCAGTACGCAACATGCGTAAGACGAAGAACAAGAAACCACCAAAGAAATGAGACACTCTGTAGGGGCAGCGCCCACAGCTGCGGTGTTAACTAAAATATTCACTGTTCCAATAGGTTACAAGGCTAACGTGAGCGCCGTAACTGTTAACGTAGGTGCTGCTACTGCTAAGACGTTTACAGTGTATTGGAAGCACGCGGATGACCCTACGTTGTTAGTTTATTTATCAAGATCGCAATCAGCGGCAACACAAGATAGTCCAGCGTTCTCAGGTAACTTAATTATGCAATCAGGGGATTCAATATGGTTTAACTCAGAAGCTGGGTCAATACCTACAATTATATGTTCCTTTGACTTGTATAAAGAAAACAACGCACCATACTTATAAGGTTAAGGAATAACATGACATACTTACAAATTATAAATGCTGTCTTACGTAGACTGCGAGAGACTGAGGTCACTGACGTTGACGAAACAGACTATTCCAAACTAATTGGTGAGTATGTTAACAGCACAAAGAAAGAGGTTGAAGCGGCTTGGAATTGGAATGCATTACGCACTACTCTAACCCTTACAACTATTGCTGACACCTTTCATTACACTTTAGTAGGTAGTGGTACTCGCTTCCGCCTTACTGATGTAGGAAATGAGACTTCTGATTTTATGATGCAAGCCCGTAGCGCTACATGGATGAATCAGCGGTTTCTCATCACCCCTGCTCAAGGCGGTAACCCAACCTTCTATAGCTTTAATGGTGTAGATGCTAACTTAGACAGTGCAGTTGATCTGTACCCTGTTCCTGATGCTGTCTACAGTATTCGCTTTAACGTTGTTATACCCCAAGATGATCTAGTAGCTAACACTGATGTGTTGTCTATTCCTTCAGAGCCTATTGTTCAAGGTGCATTGGCAAGAGCTATTAGCGAACGCGGTGAAGATGGCGGACGTTTAAGTAATGACCAATATATGTTATACAAGAGCGCGATGGCGGACGAGATTGCCATTGAAGCTGGTCGGTTCCCTACTGAAACTATCTGGTATGTAGTCTAATGGCTGCATCACCACTAACCCCAGTTTCAATCGTTGCTCCGGGCTTCTTCGGTTTAAACACCCAAGAGGCTTCAGTTAACGTACAACAGAACTTCGCGCTAGTGGCTAACAATGCTGTTATTGACTCTTACGGCAGGGTTGGCGCTCGCAAAGGTTACACCACGTTATCTGATGTCGATGCTAACGACATTGTATATTGTATTCACGAGCATGTTAACAAGGACGGCTCAACAGAGATATTCTTCGCCGGTGGTGATCGATTCTATAACATGGACGCAGACGGGACTACAACGACTGCTTATACTGACGGCGCTCCTCCTGCTGATGCTAACTGGCAACCTATGAGCTTTAACGGTGATGCTTACTTCTTTCACGAAGGGCATATGCCAATAGTTAACGACATCGTAGGCGGTACTGGTTGGGTTGATTTAAGTAGCTTTAGCGCAATGCCTCCTAGTGTTACTCAAGCAGGTGTCGGCTTATCTGCATATGGTCGTATGTGGATGGCGCGTACCAACTTAGGTAAGACAACAGTTTATTGGAGTGATACTTTAATTGGTACTAGCTTTAACACTGGAACAGCCGGGTCACTTGATTTAGAGAATGTATTTACCAACGGCACAGATGAGATTACTCATTTAGCCGCTTTCAACGGTAACCTTGTTATCTTCTGTAAAAAGACCATCATACTCTACTCAGGCGCACAACAACCTGAGACAATGCAGTTAGTGGATATTATAGACGGTGTGGGTTGTATTGCTCGCGACTCTGTTCAAGATATAGGTACAGATATATTATTCTTATCTGATACAGGGGTTCGTAGCTTAGGTCGTGTTATTCAAGAGAAGAGTTCACCAATGCGTGACTTATCTAGGAATGTACGTGACCAACTGTTATCTGAGTTATCTGGTGAAAGTGGTATTGTTAAGAGCGCTTACTACGAGAAAGAAGCCTTCTATTTAATAACAATACCATCACTTCAAAAGGTGTGGTGCTTTGATATTAGGTCTGCTTTAGAGGATGGGTCGTTTAGAGTAACAACATGGACGGGACAAGGTTACAGTTCATTTTGCACCACCCGAACCAACAAGATGTTTATAGGTACTTCGTTACGTGTTAGTGAGTATGGTGGTTTTAATGACAACTTAGACTCTTACACAATGGCTTACTATACTACTCACCTTGATGCAGGTGCTCCAGCTAACTTAAAAATGTTAAAGAGTTCTTCTTTTATGTTTATAGGTGGTGGAGGTACAGCGATAACAATCAAATGGGATGTGGACTACGGTTCTAACTACGGCTCTAGGGTCTTTACGTTTCCCACTAATAGCTCAGGTCAATACGGTATTGATGAGTACACTGTGGCTGTGTTTTCTCCCGGTATTGTTATTAACCGTAAGGATGTAACATTATCAAAGACGGGACGGGTATTTCAATTAGGGATTGAGGCCACCATTGACGGTAGTCCTCTTTCGGTACAACAGATAGACATCTTCGTAAAAGGCGGGAGAACAGTATGAGTAATTATACCAAGACTACAAACTTTACTGCTAAGGATACACTTCCTAGTGGTAATGCGAGTAAGATTGTTAGGGGTACGGAATTCGATGTAGAATTTAGTGCAATCCAAGTAGCCAACAATAGCAAGGCAAATTCAGCCTCCCCTACATTCACAGGTACGGTTACACTGCCGACTGTGGATGGTGCAACTATTAGCGGAGGTACATATTAATGGCTACGATTAATGCGTACAGCAACCTCGGTAATATGCAAAATAAGATTCCCCAATATATGTCTAGCACCCCTCAAGGCCCAGTTGTGCCTCAAGGAGGAGAAGGTTTTCTGCTAAAGAATGGTGGGTTAATGGGTGGACTTCAACCCGGTATGCCTCAAAATAGTGGGTTCCAAGGTATGATACCTCAAACTGGTGCACTAATTGGTGGATTTCAAGGTATGGCAACGCCTCCCCCTCAAACATATCAAGGATATCTAGATGGGGTTTCCCCACTCGCACATGTTAACCGATTATCAGAAGATAACTGGAAAGCACTTAGGTCTCAAAATAGTGGGTTCCAAGGTTATAACCCATCACCAATTAATGCAACAGGTATGTCTCTAACTGGTGGGTTCCAAGGGATGGCACCACAACAACAAGTGCCTAACATTCCTATGGCTAACCCCGCAACAGGTATGCCTCAAAATAGTGGGTTCCAAGGTTATAATCCATCACCAATTAATGCAACAGGTAGTTACAACACTGGTGACTACGCTAGTTTATTAGGTGGTTTATTTACTGGTGGAGTTACAGGCGCGGCTGCTGGCGCTGGTGTTAATGACGCAGTAGCAAGGCTCCAAGCTCTAGGTGAATCAGGTGTTAACGATTATACCAACCTAGCTAAGACGGTAACCCAAGATATTAACTTT